GACATAATAATCTCTTTTCCCTTATTATACCAGTATTTATTTTATTGTGGGTATTTTTAACTATCATTATGTGTGTTTCAATACCTAGTTATTGGCGTCTTTTTCCAAAGTTCTAAGAAGTAACGATCTACCTGATAGAGATCAGCTCGTGGTGGGTTAGATTCTAAGTCTTCAGACCAGCACCTACATACATCTCACATATCCAAAGTGATACGATCAGGTCTAAACATTCTGCCAAAGGAAGACATGGCAAATGCAAACCTCATTCTAATGCGATTTTCCATTTCCTGAGTAGGCGTCGGTTTCATAATAGTCATTCTCACCTCTTCGGTGCCCGAAATATGTGGTGGCACATAAAAACGGTATTGCTCCGAAAAGTAAGACATGGGATAAAGTCATTTGTTTTACCAGTTCCTGTAAATCCAACCGTAATCTTGAGGATACATTACATAATCATTTTTGGTCCCTGAAGGTTTAATTCCAGGTGAGATAGCATCGAAGATTGTACGGCATGTATCGACTGCATACTTTCCACCAGTAACCACAAGACCGTATCCATGGTCCAAACCAGACACACCACCAGTAGTGCCACAGTCAATATATGCGATGCCCAATTTTGTAAGACGCTCGGATCTTTCCCAACTGTCCTTAAAATTGCTATTGCCATGATCGATAATAATATCTCCTTCACGACAAAATCGTAGTAACTCATTGATAGTATCCTCTACTGATTCTGCTGGGACCACCATCATGAATACCCCTGGCCAGGGGTATACCCCTGGTTGAGGGAATTGAATAGTCTCTCCAGACTTCTCACCATATAATTCTTTTGTTTTAACTACATAAGCAAGATTTTCAATAGAGGTTGTGACTCCACTGAAGTATCCTTTTTCATACTGCTCTTCAGCCTTTGCATAATTATTTCGATACCCATGTACTATATGTCCTGCAGCAATTAAACGGCGAGACATACCCTCACCCATTCTACCTAGACCAATCATTCCAACTTTCATGATTCTAATTAATTAACGTGAATAATACCAGTCATACCTGCGCCCTGATGAGAACCACAAAAGAAATTATAGTCCCCTGCATCAGCAAATACAACGTCTTGTGACTCACCAGGAGCAAACAACAATGCTTCTCTGGAAAGATCTGCACGACCTTCTACAATAATATTGTGAGGAGGTAGTGCTTCATTGATGAAGTGAACCGTATCGCCTGCAGAGATTGTAATATCATTAGGCTCAAATACTAGGTTTCCCCCAGCGCCCATTGATACATCAACTGCCCACACAGGAGCAGCAAAAAATAGTGTAGCCAAAAATGCGAAGAAGAATTTCATATTTCTCTTGCGACTACACTATCTATAGGAGATTATGTCTTATAAATCAACCATTTGTTTGAACTTCCCAACTTAGGAGATCAATCAATTTGTTTGTCTTTCTTCTCCACTGTAGGTGCTTGTTTTTCTTCCTTCTTTTTAGAAGGCATGACCCCGAAAGTCGCGAGCGTTCCTGTAAAAACACTAGCTATAAATGTCGGATCTATATTTTTTTGAGGAACACCAGGAACAGTTACATAATTAAGAGTCAGAATTGCTGCTGACCATCCAAGAATAATAACTCGGACGAGAGTTGATACACCCTCATCCGCCCACTCAAATTTGTTGTCCTTTTTGGCTTCCCCTTTCCTTGGATTTAATTCCATGAGTAAAGAGTTAGGCTCTTCTATTTATTAAAAAGTTCAATAAAATATTCAGCGTCTACAACAACTAACGGTTTTTTTCTATTCTTCTTCATAACTACGATTGGTTCATACTTACCACAGTTATCCTGTGCTTGTTCATAAGCATCCCAAACGTTAAGTCTTTCTACATTTTTACATTCAATACTATGGGGGAATTTTTCTCTAGCAGCGCGTGCCATGATTAGGTCTTCCCCACCCGCACCCATAGATCGAGACTCGACATCCTCAGGGTGGACATCTAGAATCTCGATCAACATTTGGCGGACCCACTTTTGTAGGTTTCTTCCTTTCGCTTTAGCACTTTGTGTCTTCATTCTCTCCCATCAATCCCACGGATCTGGTATTTTAATTTCATTGCTAGGAGAATCCACACTTCGGACAGACTTGTGGGACCGAGATTTAGTACGGTCCATTGACGATCTGTTAGATTTGGGTCTCGAATCGCCCTCGCCTTCCAACCAGTCCCAAAGTCTTTTGTCATAGTTTAAAACCAGCGAACGTATCTTTTTTAACATCTTGCTTGATTCCTCCAATCACATATGATTCCACTTCAGTTTCTTGAGGAGCAACTTGTAGACCCTTAGAGGACAACCAATGCTCAGTCCAGGGTAGTGGGTTGTTGTTGGCAGGAACATCAAAGATAGGTTTTAGTCCAATAGACTTCATTCTACGGTTGGCAATCCACTCAACATACTTTTGAAGTAATTTAGCATTAAGTCCAATAATAGAACCATCTTTGAATAGATAGTCTGCCCAGAGTTTTTCTTCTTCAACACACTGTTTGAACATTTCAACGATGTTGTCATGTTCTTCTTCAGCAATTTTGACAATATCAGGATCATCACCTTGCTTCCACTTATTTATGATGTTTTGGGTGATGGTCATATGCTGGGATTCATCACGGGCGATGAGTCCAATGACCTTAGCACTACCTTCCAGCAGTTTAAGTTCACCAAAAGCAAACGAACAAGCAAACGAGACATAAAATCGAATCCCCTCAAGGATATAGATGTTAACAACAGCTCTATACAACTTTCTCTTAAGTTCATACAGTTCCCCTTGTGCCACGGGCACTTCATTAAGGTTATGTTCCCACATATTACCAGAACCCCACGTCGCTGCTGCCTGTAAGAACTCATCATATGCTCCTGTAACAGACTGTGCCCGTTGTAGGATCTTCTCATCGTCTAGAATGTGGTCAAAGACAATAGAAGGGTCAGCATATACGTTCTTAATGATGTGAGTGTAAGACCTACTATGGATCATCTCCATAGTCTGCCAGATATTCATGGCAGCTTCAAGTTCGGGTAGTGAACAATGAGGCATAAGAGCCATCCCAGGACCACGCCCTTGTACAGAATCCAAGAGGATTTGGTACTTAAGGTTACTAGTGAAGATGTGTTTCTGTGCTGCATTAAGTGTCTGATAGTCGGCACGATCCTTTTGGAGCGATACCTCTTCTGGACGCCAGAAGTATCCCAGTTGCTGCTGGGTAAGTTTATCAAAGATTGGGTACTTAAATTTGTCATAACGTTGAACCCCCAGAGGAGGTCCGAAGAACATTTTTTGTTTTGTATTATCAACAATATTAGTATTGAATACCGTTATACCCTTAGGTCTTTTTGTTTCACTTACTCTAAAGTTAGCGACTGTCATGATTCTGTTCTTCCCATTTAGTTAGTGCTGGTTTTAGTTCTAATTTGACCCTGTTATATGTAATTACATTAAACAAGGATTTGGTTTGTCCCTAAGCAATCGCTCGCTCTACTCTATGTTTCCCGTCTACCAATCGATAAGGTAAATCAAATGGATTTGGACAGTCTTTGACTAGAATTCCAGGGAATGATGAGATCTCATGTATTCTCCAGTCCCCATATCGAGGAGACTGGATAGCATCATGGGTTCCTAAATCAGATTGTACAGGAGTCACAATCTTCTTCCTCTCCTTGTAAAATGTCGTTTAACAAGTCTTCGATACTCTGTTTTTTCTCCTCTTCTACATCATCAGTTTTACTATCATATGTGTTTTGATAATAAGAGGTCTTCCAACCGTATTTGTATGTAGTCAGCAAGTCTTGTGCCATTACAGACACAGGTACTTCATTGTCAGGATAATTTTCTGGATTATAGGACCAATTCCCACTGATAGCCTGATCAAAGAACTTTTGCATCACTGATACAATATTAATATACCCTTTGTTAGACTTCATCTCCCATAACAAAGTATAATTATTTTTCAGGGTAGAGAACTGTGGAACAACTTGCTTAAGTGGTCCCTTCTTTGATTTCTTAGTGGACAAATAGTCTCTTGGTGGTTCAATTCCGTTTGTTGCATTTGACACAACGGAACTGCTCTCCGAAGGCATTTGTGCGGACAGTGTTGAGTGCCGTAGACCGTAGGTGGTGATAGATGATCTAAGAGATTCCCAATCATGATTCAGCTCGTTGGGGACGATTTCATCGACAGCTGTCTTGTAAGTGTCGATTGGGAGGATACCGTCTGAATACTTCGTTCTATCGAAATAAGTACACTTACCTTTCTCCTTGGCGATGGTGTTGCTTGATTTAAGCAGGTAATACTGGAAGGATTCAGTGAGATCATGGACAAGTTTCCATGCTCCTGGGTCGTCGTAGTGTTCTCCATGTCGTGCTAAGTAATGAGCGAGTCCAATGTAACCAATACCGAGAGAGCGTCGTGCTTTGGTGCTGATTTCAGCAGCAGCAATAGGGTAGTTCTGATAGTCAATCAGTTCTTCCAGACCACGAACAGCAAGATCACACAACTCTTCCAATTCATCAACAGACTTGAGTTTGCCGACGTTGATAGCAGAGAGAATACATAGAGCAATCTCACCAGAACCATCGATATGTTGGAGAGGTGTAGTAGGTAGAGTAATCTCTTGACAGAGGTTACTCATATTTACCTTATCTTTGAAGGAAGAATGGAAGTTACAGTGATCAATGTTCATAATATAAACACGACCAGTCTCTGCTCTCTCCTTCAAAATGTTTAGAATTAG